ACATGCCTCCCCAAAGCAATAATCCGTTTGGGATGCATGCGGCAGCCAATCAGGATTTCGTGATGGGCTATGACTGGGATGCCAGCGGAAAGCGCGTCCCAACGAAGTTCAGGAAATTTCAGTCCTTGCAGGAAGCGTTTGACGCTCATGCGCAATTGCTGGCGACGGGCAACGCATATAGGGAAGCGCGAAAGCACGAAGATGACCCCGGAGCATTTGCGGACGCCTTGACCGGGCACTACGCCACCGACCCGCAATACGGCTTCAAACTGAGGAGCGAGATGGCATCTCCCGCACCTCAGCCAGCAGCCAGGGCAGCAACAAATGTGTACGCCGGGAAAGTGCAGGTCACCATCACGAACCATACCGCAGCCCGCGTTGCGGTTTCCACCAACGCCGCGGCGACAGGATCATGAGTACCAGCATCGCCAATACGGTCGGAAACGCAGCGCGTTCTGCATACGATGCCGTATTCCAGACAAGTCCGATCATCCTGAGTGGAGGTCTTTTCTCCTCTGCCTTGGGCGGCGTGATGGCCTTGTCTGGCCTGGTGTCCACTGTCGTCAACGATGTCACTGGCTCCGATGCATTGCCGACAGTGCGGTATGTGCCGCTTCCGGGCGCCACCGTGATCAACAACACAGTGGCCACCTATCCGTTTGCGAACAGAAACGTCGCCGGCAATGCAGTCATCCGGAATCAGAAAAATGTTTCCCTGATGATGATTGCTCCGGTCAATTCAGTGGGCGGCTACCTTCTGAAGATGGCCACCTTCATGGCGTTGCAGAGCACGTTCGACGCACATACGGCGGCCGGCGGCACATTCCATGTTTTCACGCCGTCATACCCGTATTTTGACTGCCTTATGACCGGCATGACCGATGTCACAAGTGGCGACGGCAAGCAGCAGCAGATTATGTGGCAGATCGACTTTGTCCAGCCACTGGTAACCCAGCAGCAGGCGCAGACAGCCTATAACGGCATGCTGTCGATGATTTCGGGTGGGCAGCAACTCACTACCTCATCATGGAATAGCGCAGCTTCGACAGCCGGCACAACAGTTCAAGGCACGTCGGCGCTCATGGGAATCTATCCATCCTCATGACCACCTACATCGCCTTTGTTCCTTCGCCTACGCAATCTCCGCCGTTTCAGGTAACCGTAACGCTGGATGGCGTGCCGTACAACCTGACTGCGATGTGGAACTTCGCGGCCCAGAGGTGGTATGCGTCTCTAGTGAATGCGTCGGGCGGCGTGGCGTGGTATGGCGCGCTGGTTGGTTCGCCTTTGAACTACGACATCCCGCTTGCGCCCGGGATTTTCACCACGAGCACCATCCTCTACCGCGCCGATAGCGGCAACTTCGAAATCACGCCATAAATGCGCTTCTACGAAATCGATCTGTACGCGCCAGGTAGCACGACACCCGCGCGCACCTGGTCATCGTTTCCGGGAGGTCAGTTCGATCCGGGCGCATTGAATGTCGAGTTTGACCTCCTGGTCGCGCCATACGGAACACCGATCGGTGGCCAGTCGATCACGATCGAGGGAATCTCGATTGCAGACCTGATGCAGCCGCAGCAGTTCGCTCCTCAGTTCGTCAATGGCGCCTTGCAGCCTGGCATGACCTTTGTGCTGAAGGGCGGTATGGGTAAGGGCCTTCCGCTCACTAATCCGGCCCAGCAGGGAACGCTGCTTAAAGGTCAGATATGGCAGGCCTTTGGCAACTGGGAAGGGATAGAGATGACGCTTGATTTCGTCATCAATCCGGGTGGATACGACTCCGATAATCCAGGCAACTTCGTGCTGAACTGGCAGGCTGGACAGCCACTTTCAACAGCGTTGCAAAACTGCCTGTCGGTCGCCTATCCCGGCGTTCCTCTGGCGATAAATATCAGCCCCCAGCTCGTACAGTCGGCAACAGAACAGCATTATTGCGGCACGCTCGAAGAGTTGTCCCAGTACATTCAGGGCGTCACGAACAGCCAGTTTCTGGGATCGAGTTACTCCGGTGTGCATATCGCCATGCAGGGCGGCGCCCTTTCGGTGTTCGATAGTACGTGGCAACCGTCTACGGTCCAACTCAACTTCTCGGATCTCGTTGGGCAACCCACCTGGATTGATGTCAACACGCTTCAGGTTAAGTTGGTCATGCGCGGGGATCTGCAGATCGGCGCCTCAGTAAAGATGCCGGTCGGGCTATCTGGACAGGCTGGCCAGGTAATCACATCAGGTAACTCGCTGCCATCAAGCGCGAACTACCAGACGACTTTCTCTGGCTCGTTCCTGATTATCGAGATGCGGCACATTGGAAACTTCCGATCGCCAGACGGCGGATCCTGGGTGACGGTCATTAACTGCGTTCCGAGACCCAAAGTTCCCACGGTGACCGTTGGGAATCCGGTCGTGGTAGGGCCTGCATAATGGCTGACAATTTCGCAAAGCTCTGGCTACAGAAGTCCCAGAACCAGCTCGCCATCAACAGGGCCGCGCAGGAAGTTCAAAAGCAAGGCCGCGCCCTTCCGTGTCGAGTAACGAAGGTGTCTGGGCAGATAGTGACCGTCGAATTTGAGATGGATACTTCGCCCTGGACCCTGCAACCGATCTCCATTCCAAAAGACGAGTCGCCCTGGATCATCCAGTCCACGCAAGTGGGCGATATGGGCGTTACGATGCCGGCCGATGTTTACCTGGGCGGCATTAGCGGTCTCGGTGGTGGTACAGCAAGTTTCTCGCGCCGCGGCAACCTTTCGGCGCTTGTGTTCGTGCCGGTCGGAAATACCAGCACAACGCCGATTGATCCCAATGCTACGCAGGTACAGGGGCCGAACGGCGTAATCACCCGCACGACGGCGGGTACAACTTCACAGGTTGTCACCAACACAAGCGGTACTACGGTCACATTCGGAAGCAACACGGTCGTTGTGAATGGCACCGAGATAACGCTAAACGTTGGCGGTGGCACATCCCTGGTTTTGAATGCCTCTGGCATTACGCTGACGGTAGGCGGCCAGACATTTACGTGGGGAGGTTCGCAGGCGGTATCGACACTGCCGATCAAGGCGCCAGATGTCATCCTGCCGAATGGCGCGGTTAATCCGCACACGCATCCGGGGGTGCAGACTGGCAGCGGCAATACCGGAACGATGACCGGCTAATTGAGAGGCTGGTATGTTTTCTTCGAAGACATGCACGAATTTGCGACTTCCGAATACATCCGCCCATAGGGAATCTGGGAAGCATCATGATCGAAGTACACCACGTTAATGATGTTCTTCACTAGATCGTCGGAAAGGCCCCGCATCATCGACGGTTGGGCGTGCATCTTAGTCAGTGTTTGCTGAGGCGACATTCCGGTATCGCGAAACATCGCGGCGAAGTTGAAAACCACCGCCTCGTCGGTGCATTCCGCAATCTCTGGAGACGGCTTTTCCTGGGCAGACTTTGTGGCGTTGAGTTGCCCAATCCAAGTCATGCATTTTTGGCCGGTTGTCCAAAATCCAACGTCGCCTATTCCGCTGACATACGTACTGCAGACCGTATCGTTAGTCCATGTTTTGGTATCCGTCGCTCCCTCGGGAGCCGGCGGCAGGCCATATTTCTGCGACAGATCAGCTGCATTGGAAAGCGCCGGCAGCAACAGCACAACTAGAAGAAAATTACGAATCACTGCGGTCTCCTTTGTTGTTCACACCAAACCCATCTGGGTCGAACCTCGGACACACGTCGCACATCTTGGCGACACCTTCAGCCTGAATCTGGTCTCGCACAGACGCCGGATGATGCTCCTGTGCTTCAAACCATTGCAGCATGTACGAGCAGGGGAAAACGAAAGTTCCCTCGTCTGAAGCCGCAGTGATATGCCGGAACATCGGATGAATGAACTCGAGCTTCAGGCGGGCATGTACGGGGAAATATGGCGTGTCGATCATTCGATGGCAGTGTGCCTGAAAATTGTCCACCGCACATGACTCGGAGAAGCATTGGAGTACGGCCTCCATGTCATACGCCTGTTTCATTTCGCCGATGATCATCCGGCCTTGCGCGTAGAAATGAGTCCCCTTCCATCCTCGGATGTAATGGATCAGGTCGATTGCTTGCGTAGCGCCTTCGAAGGTCGAAGCAAAGCCGGCCACATAGATTTTCATCGATCCCAAATCACGCTCAACGAATAGCAGCGCGCGACTCGCAACGTCCATCGCCAGATCAAACGCCCCCGATCGACTGTTCACAAACAGCGCAAGCGCGAGGTATTCACGCGACAGCGCGCAAAGACTTTCGTGCGTGAAGAAACTGGCTGGTCGGGTATGAGACATGTCTAGTTAAAAAGGTTAAGCAATGCGGGCATGGGGCAGAACCTACAACGAGGATGGCACCTACCAATGGGTTGCCGTCCAGACGCAAGCCAACGGGCTGAACGATGCTTTTTATATCACTGCACTCGCCCAGTATCTAAGGCTGAACATGGGAGAGTCTCCACTGTATGCCAATGCGGGCATCCCACAGTTTCAGACCATCTCAACACAAACACCCCCGGATTTCTACATGTACCGGGCGCAGCAACAGTATGCCCAGTACTTCGCATCGCTGACCATTACCAGCGTTCCAGGGAATATCCCGCCTCAGTATAACGTGAGCGCCGTGACGCATGCCGGCGCCGCCATCAGCCAGAACATTCCCACATGACCCTACCCGTCGTTATGACCGCGAGCGGCCCAGTGCCGAACTCGCCGGCTGCGCTCAACAGCGACCTCATTGCCACGGTAGAGGCAGAAAACGCTGGTTTTACGGCCAATCTCCCGGGGCTTCTGCTCGAAGATCTGACGTCGACTGGCACAGCCATGCTCGCACAGATGGACCAGGCTCGCGTAGATGCAATTGATAGCGTCACGCCTTACGGTGCAAATGCGTTCATTCTCGCCCAGCAGGGCGTCATGCTCGGCATCCCGCAAGGCCAGCCGACCAACACCAGTGTGCTCGTTGTCTTCACCGATGTCAGCGCGCCGGGGTACGTGTTGCCGAAGGGGTTCATTATCGGCGACGGAACGTATCAGTACGTGTTGCAGGACGGCGGTGTGCTTGCGTCTAACGGTGTCAGCGCCCCCCTGCTCGCGGTAGCTAACCAGAGCGGCACATGGGCGGTTCCGGAAGGCTCGGTGACGCAGCTAGTCACCTCTCTGCCGACACCGTACAACGAAACCATGACGGTCACGAATCCGCAGGCCGGAACCCCGTCCACCTCGACGGAAACCGTACCCAGTTACCGCTCGCGGATCATCGTGGCAAATCAGGTCGCAGGACAGGGAACGCCGGACTATATCGCGGCGTTGCTGATGAAAGTGCCGGGCGTCATTCCCCGCCTCGTTTCAATCCTGCAATCAACGTTTGGCTGGGAAGTGCTGTGCGGCGGTGGAGACCCGTATCAGGTAGCCGGGGCAATCTACCTCGGCACGCTAGACCTTTCGACTATCGTTGGCTCGAACACGACAGCGCGCAACGTCACGTCCACGATCACCGCATCCCCCAATCAATACAACGTCACCTACGTCAATCCTCCCCAGCAGGTCGTGACAGTCGCAGTGATATGGAACACGAACCTGCCCAATTTCACCGCAGGGGCGCAGGTCAACCAGCTCGGCGCTCCCGCAATCCAGAGTTACGTGAACAGCATCGTGGTTGGCCAGCCGATGAATCTGAATGCAATGTCGGCAGCATTCCAGACCGCGATTGCATCGGTGCTGCCGGTGGCTAATCTTTCCGCCTTCACGGTGACTGTGACCATTAACGGATCGGTTGTCGAGCCCGAGGCGGGGACGGAGCTTATCCTGGGAGACAGCGAAAGTTATTTCCAGTGCGAAGCCAACGGCGCAACCGTGACGCAGGGCTGACATGACGACCGAATCATTCAGCACTTCGCCATTGGCGAGCGTCGTTGAAACCTACGTGTACAGCGAGTACGCCGACGATCCGGACATCCAGGCTTTCTTTGCTGGCGTCAACACCACGGCGCAGGGTTACGTGGACTGGTTCCGGCAAACCCCGCTCTCCGTCTACACCTCACCGAACATCAATGGCCCTTTGCTCGACTGGATCGGACAGGGGATTTATGGCATCAGCCGTCCCGTCATCTCGACGCTGATGTCAAGGTCGTATGGAGCCTACAACACGGTTCCGTACAACACCCTGGCCTATGGGGTTCGAAAGCACGTCAGTTCCGGTACCGCCCAGGCGGCGAGCGACGATATCTATAAACGGACGCTCACCTGGTACACCTACCTGGGCGACGGTAGACAGATGTCGATCCAGTGGTTACGCATGAGAGTGGCCCGTTTCATCTTCGGTGCAAACGGTTCGGATATTCCGGTTGAGGACTCATTCCAGATCAGCATTGCCCGATCCTCGACGGGGTTCTCCGGAGCGTTCGGAAGTGCTGCCTATAACACGCAGGCCTACAACACCCGCAAGACCCGTAACAACCTCGCAGCGCGGTCGATAACCATCACGGTCCCGGCTGGGCAGAACTCGCAGATATTCCAGGCATTGGTCAACGAAGGGTATCTCGCCCTGCCTTTTCAGGTGCGCTTTACCGTCATCGTCGCCTAACGCCGCAACACTCCATCCATAGCCCGCCACTGAGCGGGCTTTTTTCTTTTGGGCAAACCAAATGGCTCAGTTCGTCATCGCGAACAACGTTAATACCCAGCTTGCCGCGGCATTGCCGGCGTCGGGTGCAGGGTCAACCACGGTAGTGCTGGCCAGCAGCGCAAACCTGCCGACGCTCAACACCGCGACCGGCCAGATGATGCCGCTTACGCTCAACGATGCGGCAACCGGTGCAATCTACGAGACCGTGTACGTGACCGCTATCAGCGGGGCAACGTGTACGGTACTCCGTGGCCAGGAAGGCACGTCTGCGCTTAACTGGAACGTGGGCGATTTCGCGTTATGCGGCCCTACAGCGGGCACGGTCGGGCTCACGACCATGCGCACCCAGTATCAGGCATCGGCGTCGTTCAGTTCGTCGCAGA